TACCCACTGCTCCACCAGTTGAGTGTGATCCTTGGGTAGTTCTGGCCCCCAGTAAAACCGCTGATCGTATGGAGCGGGATCGGGCTCTTCGGTAATTCCAATCGCAGCCCGCTCGTCAGGGCTCGATAATCTCAGCCAATTCGCTGGATACTGCACACCAGTTGCTGGATCAGTGAATGCTGAATCAGGGCTGAGTGGGTGGCCGTTAAAAATGAACATTGGTTTAGGGCATTGGTGTAATTTTAATGGGCTGACTAGACGTGTCCACTACTTACCTAGCTCGGGAGTAATTTAGGGGCGCCTCTGCAAAGGCGGCATAAATAAAAGTCTTAGCAGATTCGTTCCGAGATGCATCCGTTGTTCGGATTTTGAATCCATTGCTAAGAATGTCCATGTTTGCGTTTGAGGATGTGAACTCAGCAATGCTGTCGTTAGCGATAACTTCCGTCTGGCTGACGTTATATGTAGATCGAGAAGTATCTACAAGGTTCCAGTTTCCGCTACCAGTCCCCGAATCTGACCTCTTATAGAGAATCCACCTCGGCCTAAACCCGGTATAAACAAACGGCCCATCTGTGCTTCCATTGCCGGTATACGATCCAAAGCTAGAGTACCCGACTACTGGGGCAAAGCAGTAGGCGACGTAAGTGCCACCGCTGCCATTAACTGTCGCGTCAGTGCCAATACTGAACACGGTTGAAGATGGTGCCGTGCTGTTCCACACCGTTGTTGCCGATGCAGCAGCGCTGGTCAGGTTCAGTTGGATGCTGTTGGCTACTGCGATGGAGGTGTGGCGCACCTGCCAGTTGCCGGTGGAGTTGCGGCGCTTGACAATGACCATGCCCGGCGCCACACCCAACCCATGTCCCACCGTGGCACTGGAACCCGTCCCTGTGTAAGTAACCACGCTAAACCCAGCAGTCGGGTTAGCCCGCACCTGACTAGTGATGCTGCCTGCTGTGTTGGATACCGTTGAGGTGCCTGCATCCCAGGTCCACGCGACGTAGGTCCCGGTGCTGTTATTCACGTTATTGGAGGTGCTACTGCCAGCGGTTAAGGTAAATCCATCGGACGTAAATGCGCTTAAATATCCATTACTGTCATTGGAGACTTCAGCGTTTGTTGCGTTAGAAAATAAATTTTTACTATTGCCTCTAACAATATCAGTCAAGATATGCCAGACGCCATTTGCATCGCCAGCATTATTGCGGCTTTTAATCCAAACGAGATCAGGACTAAATGCAAGTCCGGTAATACTACGTGTTGCACCAGTGCCCGTGTAAGCAACAACATCCATCGCCGTATTAGACTTCGTGACTAGCGGACTGGGCAGGTTCTGTGTGCAGAGCGCCTTGAAGCCTGATGGTGCGGTGTAGGCAAATGCGCGTTGGCCGAAGTTGACAGTGCAATTTGTCGTCAAGGAACCATTACCAAATGATGGAAACAATCCTGAAACTTGGTGGGTAATAGCACCTTGCGAAACGTTATTTTTATAAAATGTAACCGAACCAGTGTCCGCATTACATGCAACACCAATAATATCGCCAGATGCAAATGTAGCCCCATAAGGAACATCTGTGACCCCATCTACATTTTTTACGCCAGAAGATGAGTACAGAACAGAGTTAGAAATTAAATAAATATTTCCATCCGGTTTGTAAGCAGCAAGTCCAACGTTTAACAATCCTGAGTTTGTCATCACAGTCTCGAAATACCACTTGCCTGTTGCGGGTAACGCAAATGTTGCATGTGTGGTCTTAGCTGGATTGGTTACGCCGTCAAGGTTTCCGTTGGAGTTTGTGCCTGTTGAAGCCAACGGATTCAAAGTACAGTAGTTGCCCCTCACCTCACCGCCCACGCCAGTGTCGGTCCCGTAATTAGTGGGCGAATCAACGAGGGAATCGTTGCCTGCACCAGCAGTAACGGATAAGTTATTCGGGGTCCAGTTGTTCCCCAGCCCGCTATAATCCTTCCCTAATGTGCTGGCAGTATTGCTGGAGTTATCAGCAAACAAAAGATTGAAGCCATTGGTGCCATAACTGCCGGTGTATGTTTTTGGGATGAGTTGCCCAGTAGTGGCATCGGTTTCGGTGAAACTGCTGGGGGTAAGTGCTTGGCCGTCGATGAAGTGGATGTTGGCGAGGTAGCCGGGGAAATAGTAGGTAGCGCCGCCACCTGACACTGTTGCGCCAAGATGGTGAAGAGTAGTGGAATTGATCGCTAGGTCAGCGTTTTGCGTGGGGTTTGTTCTTGCGCCAAATTGAGTAACTTCAACTCCGTTGACATACATTCGCGCCCGATTGTTTGCAGTCGCTTGCGTTGTGTCCAGTGCAAGGACAAGATGAAACCACGCAGAAGTGTCTCGGAAGACTTGCGTAGTTTCAAGCAAATAGGAGTTGAAGTTAGCAAGGCGCAGTGTATCGCCAGGTCCGAAGCGAATATCGAGCGTATTGGTGTCGTCGCTCTGTTGCCTGCCGAACAAGGCTGCGTTGACTCCCAACGCACTCCTCTTTACCCACCCGCTCCACGTCCACGTCTTGCGGTTGCCCGCTACAGCCGGGGTTCGAGAAAAATAGGCCGAGTCTGCTGAATTAAGACGTATTGATCTACTTATCTGCAAACCACCAGCGGCAGCGCTTTTTAGTAGCAGCGGATTAGCACTTCCAGGAATCATTAGGAAATCGTGTTGGTAAGTAGTTGCGCCGTAATCCGGCTAGATGATTCAACATAATAGGCAATCACGTTGACGCTGCTAAGCGTGGTGCTCACGCTAGGTGCCCCGCTTTGGAATTTCCAATTGCCACCGTATGCAACAAGAGCAGCCGTTGTACCGTTTTGAGTGATAGTCACAACGCCCGACTGTCCAGCAGTTTGGTTGCTTGGGTTTGCCAATGTTACAGTGCCACCTGCTGGCAAGCTAAGGCTAAAATTATTTGCTGTAGCGAGATCTAATGTTGTTGTACCAGCAGCAACAGCACCTAACGCCGATACCGTTCCACGTTGCGCAACAGTGAATGACTGAACGGCATTAGTGGCCGCAATGTCAGTGATAGCGCCAGTACTGCTGTTAACACTTAAGACGCCAGTATTGGCAACTGCAGTGCCTGTAACTGATATCCCGCTGCCTGCCGTTACAACCGTAATAGCAGCGCTACCATCAAAACTTACACCTTGGATATTACGTGCTGTAGCTAATGTCGTTGCCGTTGACGCATTACCAGTAAGCGCCGCTGTAATTGTGCCAGCAGTAAAGTCGCCTGAAGCATTACGCGCCACAATTGCCGACGAAATATTAGAATCTGTGGCAGTAGTGGCTGAGTTGCTGACTTTTAATGCAGTTGCGATGGTGGCAAGTTTGGTGTCAATAATAGCCGCCGAGGCATTAATATCTGAGTTAAGTATTGTGCCGCCAGTGTTAGCTAAATATGGTTGTTCCGTTAAAACACCGCCTTCTACCGTGTAAAGTTTATTTTGGTCTGTTGCATAACATATTTCGCCTTCTTGCAAATCAAGAATACTGCCGTTTAGGTTGCTGTATGTGCCGCGAGCAATCCGTACCGGTGTCCTAGTCGCTGGTGTTGGCATTAGTCGAAACTCCCGCCATTAATGGCGCCGGATGTTGATACGATGCTAGACCCATTGGCAAAATTACCTCCATCCACAACGGTTGCGCCTGCTGCTGTAGCCCAGCTCAAAGTGCCGCTGCCGTTGGTGCTTAATGCTTGCCCCGCAGTGCCATCTGTCGCAGGCAGTGTCCAGATTCGATTGGTGGCAACTGTTGTTGGTGATTTAAAGCCGACGTAATTGCTACTGTCAGCATCCTCAAATCGCAATTCACGCTGCGCTGCAAGTTCAAGGTCTGTTAAGAATTGCCTAGCCATCAGCCAATTACCACGACGCGGTAAGCGTTACTGGTAGGTGCAGTGGCAAATATTAGTGTCACTGCGTTGACACTGGTGCGCCCTACATCTACCTCAACATCGTCGTAGGTGCCGCTGTTGGGGAATACCGCCACGGTTACATCGCGGGTGTTGAAGTTATGCGTGATCGTGTAACTGGTAGCAGAGCCATCACCAAAACTGGCTGTATGTTTGCGAATCCTGCCGCTGTACGTCGCCAGCTTTAAAGGGGTGACAACCCGTGCGTCATCGGTGCCGGCGTCCACCTCGGCCTGTGTAGCCAGTTCAGCAATACCAGCGGTGCTCTCCGATGCGCTTGGAGAACTGGTGCCAAATGCGCCCCACACAACAGTGCTGGAGTCGATGGTGCCATTGACTTCAGTCTGGCGGAAGCTGGTATCAGCATCAGTGCCTTCTTCAACGCTGATAACCGCCTGCTCTAGCTCCGCAAAGGTGCTAGCGTCTAGCGATCGAGTCATTGCGGTGGATGCGCCATTCCAAACGTAAATGCCGTTTTGGGATGTAGTGGTTTGACTGCGCACCAGGACGCGATCCTGGCTTGCCATCGTTATGCCATCAATGGTGGCGCCAGGGCTAGCCAGGTTGACGTTGCCTTGAGTGCTGACTCGCGCTGAGTCTTTCCATGCCAAACCTTCAATGGCGCTATCTACATAGCTCTTGGGTACTGCATCGCCCGCTGCCGTAGGCGTTGGCAGGTTAATAACCTTTGAAACGCTTTGCAGGTCAAGGTCTGTAAAAAATTTGCGTGCCATGTTAGATAAGTCGGGCTAGCCCAGCGGTTGCTGGGTTTAGTGTAACAACGGTCTGATTAGTTGTCGGATGCGCGATATCACCATCAATCTCTTGGCTGCCAGAATCAAGCAGCTCCACCGATGGGCGGAAGCCCAAATTGTGGTTGATTGTCCATGTAGAAGACGACGAAGTCTGCGTGTGAACGTATGCAGACCCAGACGGACCTTGCGGACCTTGCGTGGTTGCAGTGACGGTGTTGGTAACAGGTACGGCGACAACAGTGCCGCCACTGTCTGCTGTCACCGCGACCGTATTTGTAACGGCAGTTACATTAACTAATGTCATGATGTATACCCTTGCGATACATAAACAATCCCTTCTAGATAGTATTCTTTTAACCCGCTTGGGTTGGTTAATAACACATCGTAATATGCTTCATCTGCAAGAATTGTAGTTTGCTCATCGGTTAAAGCTATTGCAATAGTACCAGTCGCCCTATTAGTATAAATAATAGCAAAATCAGCAGCTTTTGTAGTTCTGGTTTGGTTCCATATTTGCGCTGCAACTGTCCAGCCAGTTAAGTTTATGGCCGCATCAGTGCTGTCCTTGAACTGCAACGTAACGCTGTAATCAGCTCGGCGTTGCAAGCTGATGTTATAAGTGCCAGGCTGGACAGACATGGGATACCTCCTAGTTTCAGTCTAGCACTGGCGCAGGTGCTGACAATGCGTCTACTTTAATCTCAAGTTGTTCTATCCGCTCCATTGCCTCCTGCAGCGCCTTAACGGATTTCATGTATAAAACTGAATAATTGATTGATTTGGTGACGGTGCCTAGGTCGTTACCAGCCGCATCGCAATCGGCTGATTCGTACACCAACCCGGGTGATATCAGCTCCACCTCTTGGGCGATAGCGCCAATTTGAGTATGGGTTTGGCCTTGCTTTAAATTGTAATTACGAACACGTATTGCCTTAATATCATTCCATTGCGAGTTGGCATCAACAATGTTTTGTTTTAATTTTATATCTGAAAGGCTGCCGTAGCTATTGTTAGTGTTTTGAACATTGCCATTAGTAAAAACTTTAAATGCTTCCGTACCTGAATCCCTTACTCCTGCAGTACCGGTATGTTTCCCGGAGAAGAAAAATGAGTCAGTTCCTGCACCAGCTTGAGAACTAGCAATTATTGGATTAGTAAGCGCATTTACAATAAGGGTTCCATTTTGCCCAATCCATTGCCTAATAACTCCAGATGTGCCTACTTGTATCTCATCTGTAGCATGGCTGTATTGCACAAATCCTCGATATTCATCAGTACCGCCGCTGGTGCCATCAGCAAAAGCGATGCCGCCTGTGGCGCTGCTGCCTGTTGCAATAGTAATACCGCCATTGCTTGACGCATTGTAAACAACAAGGTCATCGTAATTAGCGTTGTAGTTGCTAGGTGTTGTCGTTCCTATGCCAACTTGCCCACCAGTATCGATTGATAAAATTAAGCCGGTCAGATCGCCAACAGTTAACCAAGCGCTATTAGCGCTATTACGGCGTTTTAGCGTATTGGTTGTTGTGTCTGCCCATGTCATGTAGGCATAAGTTGGGCTTGGCGCGGTAGAGCCACTGTTCTGGCTAACAATTGCGCTTAGCGAATTGTTGAGGTCAGTTCGAAATGCTGAACCTGATTGGTTGGCAATACTATAATCGTGTTGTGCCATTAGGTAATCTCCTTGCCGTATCCAACGGCAGTATAAGTGAATTTGCGGGCGATAGAAGCGCCCTGATAGGCAAAGTTTATATTAAAGCCAGTCCGTGAGACGTTTATAATTTCCGCAACATCATCAGCAGATTGGACGTAGGCACTAAATCCTAGCACTGGCGCTTCATAAAATGGGTTGGCAAAGCTTACCGATGTTGTACCAGCAGATGAAGCCTCGATAGGTCCCAGTTGTTCCGTACGTTGTTGCAATTCTATTGTTACGCCAAGTTCATCCACAATAATGTTTTGATTAACGTTACTTATAGTGGCAACTAATTTGAATTGAAATCCCCGACCGCGTAGCAACCCGTTGCTAATTTCATTCCAATCGCTCCATACCGGGCTAACGGCTGGATTGCTGGTTGTACTCCGAACGTAAAGCGAGCCATCGACGCGATCAGGTGCAGTGCCATCAATATCAGTCCATGAATCAATTTCGGCTGCCTGCGAATCCCATAACGAATTGGGCAGATAAGAGCGAGTAACTAAATATCGACGCATATTAACAGCAAAAATTCCGCCCATATCAAGGGTATTTAGAAATTGATATTCACCAGTACCCAACGATGTATTGGTAACAATCAAGCCATCAACGCCAGCGTCATATGCCATATTGGTTTTTGTGCCTGCAAATAAAGCGCTTTTTATGCCGTCAATTTGATCAAGGCTGTCCCATGTGCCCATCTCATCTACAGTCAGGTAGTAATCCTGATCTTCACGGATAGTTTGGATCAGCAAACGTGGCTGAGGTTCAGGTAAATCCGCCTTAATCATTGCCGCGCTTGCTGATCTATGGCCGGTGTCGTCTTCAAATTTAATTAAATAAGTGCCTTCCAGTAAAGGCACTTGCTTTTGCGTTTGGCTTCCTGCAGCAGCAGATACAATTTGTTGGCTGCTGTCCCATGTTGCGCTTAACAGCAACGTATTGTGACGGATTAACACCTTGCCGCCCAGGATTACGTCTAAGTCAGTAGCACGATCCCAGCTTAGAGTTGCAAGCGAATCACCACTAGGGACTAAACTAATGCCTGTTGGTGTTGACGGTGGTGCGGTTTTACCATTTAACGGAATAGTTAATTCGGCGTAGCTAGTTGACGGTATCCGCAGTGCATTTAGGCTGTAAACACGGATATAGTAAACAGCAGCAACAGCTTCTAGAATTTCATATTCAGCACTTGTAGCGTTGGCTAGGGTCCAGTTATTATTACCATATTTCCAATGAATTTGGTATTCACTAGCGCCAATTACTGGCTGCCATCTAACGATTAATTTGGATACTGCTTTGCCATTTAGTGCATACAATATTTCATTAGCTTTTAAAGCATTTGGCGGGTCAGGGCTAAATTCAGTAACTGATATGTTTGGATTTTGTAATGGCCGGTTTTGTTCTACATAATTATATTTGCTAGAGTTATGAGCTAGCGCTGTAATTTCATATTCAGCGCCATTGGTTTCAGTTACAGTTAACACTCGCCATGTAGTGGCGGCCACATTTGTATTTTGTAACATCCATATGCTCCCTACGTTTGGTGTTGTTGAAAATGCTGCTGATACAGTAATAACTGCACCAACAATAGTTGCAATATTTCGCTCTTGAACGCTGCCATCAGGCATTATAACGGTTAACTTTGCGCTAGCGGCAGTTGTTAAATCTGTAGCATTTGTGTTGTCAACTGTGATTTGTGTAGTTGTTGCGCTATTTATACGGCCAGCACGCCTAATGCCAGCTTTTAGCGGATCTGCAATCTTTATTACTTGGCCTGGCCTTACGAGAACGCCAGATTCAATACTTGACGCAAATGTAACAACTTCAGTTTCATTTGCTTCCGAATACAAAACCCAATGACCCAATCTTGCGGCTTGACCTCGACTGGTGCAAGCGAAGGCACGTAGTTCGGTTTTGTTAATGCCATACTTAGCAATACCAACAGCGTCTTCTACCATTTCGTATGCAACATCTTGCGTTCGCGTATCTAAATAACCAACAACTGCAACAGTATGCCTAGTTTTAATGCTGCTGCCGCTATAGCTAAACCCTTGTTCTGCAACATTAGCCATCGTAAACAGATAAGACGCATCGCGTGGGGCATCTTGCGATATAGTCAATGCACCTGTTGCCCAGTAAGGCATCACACGCATCACGCTAGATAAATCATTAATTACTTTATAAGCATCATCTTGGTTTTGAATCAATACATTACAACTGAACCGTGGTTCCATACCGTTAAGGCCATCAGACACCAAAGCTGAGGCATAAACTGATGCAGCGTAAAAAGCTGGTTTATCTAGTTGCGCTTCTGCTATATGCTGACCAAAGCCATACCGTGTGCTGGTAAGCAAATCAAACAATATCCATGCTGGGTCAGATGTCCATACACGTGCGTTTCCTGCCGTCAGGGTGCCACTAAATGTGTAACCGCTAGGATAAATAATGCGGCCATTAGTTTGATCCACAGTGATCCCAGTTGGGACTCGCACCTTTACACCACGGACGCGATAAGTACGGCTTGGGAATGAACTAAATTGCTGCGCATCAAATTTAATTGCAACAATTGCACTATTCGGATATGTAAGCTTTTGATACGTTATTTCTTGGTAATAAGCCCACTGAAACGCATTTACTAGCGTAGTCGGATCAACACTATCGGCTGTTATTCTTGTGATTTTTACAGCTACGGAACCAGTCCACCCGGCAGTAAAATCTACCCGGTAGTCGCGTTGATACGAGTCAGCAGTACGGCCACTAATTGTTTCAGTTGCTACGGTGACATAAGCAGCCCCATTATAAGAAAGTGCAATTGTAAATGAAAAGCTAGCTCCCAAGATATCGCCTTCCTGGTTAAACTCTTGCAACGCTGGCACTACAATAGTAATAATAACACCATTAACGTTAACATCACTTATTGTTCTTGGCGCGGCTGGGGTAGCCTGCAATATTGTTGTGTCAACTCTAATCGGCTCGCTAATATCACCGTAGCCTTGTATGTATGTTTGCGCTTGCGTGCCATAGCGTGGCTCAATGCTTAAATTTTGGAAATTGTAATCAGTTAGCTGCACATTGTTCAGATTAACACCTTCCCTTAAGACAGGCGTTTTGTTAAGGTAAATATCCTTTAATGCCGCAATATTATATGCGCTGGTGCCTTTTGTTAGACCTGCTGCAGATGGAAATCCTTCAATTTCGCCTTCACTAAGCAAATCTAAAAAGGTTGCGTATTGCGTACTGGCTAAACTATCTGCTGTTCGTATGCGTGGCCTATTAGCAAGATCTTGCGCTATTTGTCGTTCTCGTTCTTGCAACTGTCCGACATAAGTTGCTGCAGCGTGGCCTTTTAGTGAGGAAAAATAAGCAATTTCGGCGGCGGAAAAACCCATTACACTACCTCTTGCGTTGATATATTAGCTGATATAACAACTGAGCCAACAATTGTCTCACCATAAATAATTGGCACTGGTGTGCCTTGCGCTGATGTATTCTGAACGCCATTGAAGCTATAAGATTTCTGCGGATCTAATTCGGATTCACGCATTGTCGGTGGCGCCGAAGATGCGTAAGCCATTGATGGAGGTGCAATGCGCGGAACTGGCGACAACATTTGAGCTACACCGCTTAAAGCGAGGCTGGCGCCAATCCCGACGCCAATCGTGGCAAATGTGCCTATACCCGTAGCGCTGCCCAAAGCAAAACCAAATGCACCTGCTGTTAAAATACTTAAACCAATAATTGCTACCCCAGCCAAAATCTTTCCTAGTCCGCCTTTACCGCCAGCCCCTGCGACAACAGGAATAATACGAATAATGCTTTGCCCTACAGGATGGCTGATTTCGTCTTGGCCGATGCTGTAATTGCCGACTAATATCCGATAATTATGTTGCACCATATGTGCTTCTAACCCGGCAAAATTTACCAATAAATATCGAACAGCTTCTGCTACATCACGCGCCTCTGCCATGAACGACCGTACGCCCATGAACTTGGCTAATTGACCATAAACTCGGATCTCACGTAGCATCACCAGCCAGCTCCTACTACCAGCGTACTCGCATTGGCATGGCGTAATCTGCGGCCCGTCACTCCTGGCCGGCAATGCGCCCTCGCGCTTAGCTGGTCACGCAAATGGTGCAGCATCATCCCATCACCAATAAACACACCAACATGATTTAACTGGCGATCTCCAATACGCATCAGCAAGGCATCGCCAGGTTGCAGCAAAGCTCCATCGGCTAATTCATAAAATCCAGCCGATTCCCATAAGCCATCAAATAATGGGTCTGCTTCAAATTCTTCTAACGATGGGCGCTGCCAATCATGCAGTAACAATCCATGTAACGCATACCAATCGCGCACTAAGGTCCAACAATCACTAATGGCCCATTCCCATTCCCTGCCAATTAATGGCAAACATTGGGACCATTTACCGTCAACAGGATTAACGATATGCCACGGCAATTGGCTACGTTCACAGGATTGGCGATCCATAATACTTGGTTCTGGCGATTGGCCTGGGTGGCTATGCACTATTGCCATAATAACACCAGTATCTTCAGCCTCAGCCCAATCCGCTGGATCTATAACAAAACAATCCAAACCATCTGCAATATTATTACAATTCCAATACAACTCAATGCCATTATAATTAACGACTAGCCCACATGATTCTTTTGGGGCTGCAGCTTTAGCATAGATTAATGCTGAATACTGCCATATCATTGTGCAAATAATCCAACGCCAGGATACGATCCAAACGGTAATTGAGCATTAACGCCAAACCTAGTGGCACAACTGGTTAATCGTTTGCCGCATACGTCAGAAGTTGCAGATACAACTGAATTATTATTTGCATCAAAATATACCGCTGCAGTGTAACTGCATTCAGCAGAGCGATATACCCATTGGCATAAATTTGCAATACATTGCCGTTTCGGCGCCCTAACGCCAACCAAGTCAAATGCTGCTGCAAGTTCCCACTCGACAAATTCACGCGATTCTGTCACTTTGCGATCAAGGTAATAAATCTCACGCGGAAACTCCGCAGTAGGATCTGCATTGGCATTGCCACCACTAAAATTAGCAGCATCCAAATACCTTGCCAAAGTACGAATACGAATAAATTTTGCACCGTTTAGATCGTTGCCCACAGTCGTTACATTTACTGTTAACAATATACTTGTTACATACCTCAATATATTGCTTACTCTTAATTTTGGCCGTGGCAATTGGCCGTTGCCGTTGTATTCGAATCCTGTAGTTTCAACTGGAAAAGCTTGGTAGCTATTGCCAGCCCAGACAATATTGCCGTTATTGATTGCATTAGTGCCAGCATGAAATCTAAATATAGTATTAGCACCATGTATTGCAGTAACCAAATGTATCTCAAACAGTTCAATAATTGCTGATGGCGCTGGTTTTTGTAGTTCGGATACTGGTACGCTCATGGTTCTGCTACCTGCTCAAATGTCGCTTGGATTGTATTGTTATTATAATTTTCCAAAGTACGACTCCATTCCCGACACACATATTTGTAAGCACCACCAGAAGGTGCTGTCCAGTCAAATGATTCAACACCTGCTCTTGCGTTTAGAAATGCTTCAATGCCATCTGCATCAGTATTAGTGCGATTGCTAAATTGTAAAGCCCAACTTTTTAGGTTTTGATTAATGCCAAATGCTTGACGTTTTTCGTAGCCATCGCCAAATTTTACTACTGTGACTGATGGCTTGCTGCTAATTGCAGCGCCATAATCTGAGATGTATGTAAAAGTTGCCATTAGCTCAATAGCCCCCCTGGCCTACGTTGTTTGATTAATTCAGCTTGCACTGCAGCGCTAAGCGCTTTGCCTAGCTGATCTCCGCGAGGTGAATCCCCCTGCACTTTACTGCCGCTGGCATCAACATTAACCACAACGCTGGTTGAGCCGCCGCCACCGCCTTGCATTGCTACTGGGATGCGACGACCATCAGGCAATGGCACGTACGCTTCGTTCTGGCTGCCCTCGCCATACAAAGCCATCTGCGGCCCAGTCGCAACGCCACCTCTTGCATACTTCTTCAATGGCATTGGCCCCATCGCGGTCATGATGCCGCCTTTGACAAAGCCAAAGTTTGGGCCAGCTTTTCCAAGCCCGCTTATTGAGTCAAAATATCCACCACCGCTAAGTCCATTAGCCGCCCCACCGCCTGGGAATATACCGCCCAATATTCCTAGCAGCGGCTTCATTATTAGCTGTTGCGTTGTGATGCGGATCATATCTTTTATGATTGAATTCCTCTTC